GCGAACGCATTTCTGCGATTTGGGATTTTACGTTTAAGGACGAGCCCATAACGCAGGAAAAAGTAGACGCTAACAAATGTAGAATTTTTAATTCTGCTTCGTTGTTTTTCTCTATTTTAGAGAGACAGGCATTTTTATGGTGTATTCCTCTTTTTAGTGGCCGTTTCCGACATAAATTCGGATGTGCCATTGGAGCCAATGCTTGTGGAAAGGATTGGACAGTTTTGTATAATCACATTGTTAAGTACGGTGTTGACCGCATTATTGCAGGTGATTATTCTAGTTTTGATAAAAGGATGGAGCCAGCTATTGTTATGGCTGCCTTTGAAGTTTTGATAGGTTTAGCAGAACATTTAGGATTTTCAGAAGAAGATCGAAAGTTCATGACTGCTGTTGCTACAGAGGTTGCTTATCCTATTTCAAATATATTTGGTACCGTTGTAGAATTTTATGGTACTAATCCATCCGGACATTCATTGACCACTATCATTAATTCAATTGTTAATTGTTTATATATGATGTTAGCATGCAATCATGTTGCACGCGAAGAGGGCATGGATGTCAATTTTGATAACTTTTTTGATTTCTTTTCGTTGTTAACTTATGGTGATGATAATATTGCTTCGTCTAGTATAGATGCGTTTAATCATGTGTCAATTAGTCGAGCGTTGGCGTGTTATCGCGTCGTTTACACCATGGCAGACAAAGAATCTGAGTCTGTTCCATTTATTAATATTATGGAAGCTAGTTTTTTGAAAAGATATTTTGTTCGTCGTGAAGATAAATTCATGCGAGCGCCGTTAGAAGAAAAGTCAATTAAGAAAATGTTGACTGTTTGTACAAGATCTCGCACTATTTCACTTGATGAACAGTGTGCTGAGATTATTGACAGCGCTTGTCGTGAGTATTTTCAATACGGACGACGCACGTTTAATAAGAGACGTGCATTTTTGACCAAATTATTGGATAGACGTAATTTGTGGGGTTATCTTAACAGAGAAAATTTACCCACATATGATGAACTGAAGTTTATGTGTTACGGAGATGAAGCGGTTGCACAATCAGAAATGATTGATATACCAATTCGTGAAGAAACTACAGTTCCGTTTATTTTCCGATTTTTATTTTTGGTTATTGTTTTGGTGCTCGGATATTTCCGGGCAGTTTTGCCGGAGTTTAAGCGAATAATATTTTATTTCTACCGATGTTTTTATATGGGATCACATCCTGAGTATGGCGCACGTTTTCGCCAAGTATGCCAGGATGCGTTGACCACTAAATATTTCATTCAGAATAATCCCGAGCTTATTGATGATCTCAGGATTCCATTGATTAAGAAAATTGATTTAGAACATTATGAATGGGTAGTTAGTAATAAGATTTACTCGCATGACCCACGACAGA